ACAGAGTCAACTGCTGATAAACTCATATTAGTAATTAAACAATGAGCACCATCTAAATCTTCGGTTATATCTTTTCCCCACCACTCATTTCCTGGTCTAGGTTTATTTCTAACTCGTATGTCTCTATTTGTTAACTTTGTAAGTTTGTTCATAACACTAGCAACCCACCTACCTTGTGATAGATTATTATGTCTACGTGTCACTGTCTCACTTGAAGGACATATCAGTATGTGGTCTCCTTCTCCCAAGTTCCAACCATCAAAGGTACATCTAATACCTTTTTCATCTAGTTGTTTTAATCTTTCTTCTCCGCCTTGTATACTACCTCTTAATGTGTGTATACCACCTTTTACAATTCTAAAATATGTTTTATCATAATCATGTATTTTAGGTTCAGGATATCTGGTAATTTGTTCAGTAAGATAACCTACATCTACATAATACCAATCTGTTTTATCTTCTTCTAATTGTGTAATCTTGTTTATGTTTTGTTCGGCTAGTCCCCAAAAAAAGTGTTTGTCTTTATCATCTTTAGGAAAACCTTTCTCAATAGCAGGCCAAATCTGGTGGGATAAACAATCCACTTTTTGCATAGCGTGGCAATAAATCATAATAACCTTTTGTGTACCTTTCCAGAGTTTATCTCTGACATTTTCCATTGTGTATAGGCTGTATCATACAACCATTGTGTTCTACTCTTTTCTGGCATTACACTTTCTTTTAGTACATCTAAATTATGAAAGGCAACTGGCCAAGCATGTGAAGTTTTAGACAATGCAATAGTAGGTATACCCTCACAAACTGTTTCTACCAATGCATTACTAGAATATGATACTGCAACTCTAGCATGATCTAAATCTTTGTATAAATCTGTACTAGATGATTTATTAAATCCTGTACCAACATTTTTACTAAAGATAATATTGTTTCTTACTTTTAGTTTTAGTAGTTCTCTTAAATTAAATCTTAAAGGAAATCTAGGGTGTAATCTGACCATAATGTCTTCAGCAGTATACTCTGAAATTTTTAGTATAGTATTCTTTACCCAATCAGTGTAGTCACTAGTTCTACTTACTAGATCATTTAAACTGGTGTCCATAGGATTTTGTAATAATAATAAAATGTAATCACCATTTTTCTTCCATGGTTTTATTTCTATGTTTTGATCTCTCTGTATCTGTAACCATCTATCAGATTTACAGTTTTTGTTATTAAAGAAACCATTGTTGTAAGTATAACAACCTCTACCTACTCTGTAATAATAATCTTCTTTGTCTATATCTAAATTCTGTCTAAATGTGGCTTGTTCTACAACTAGTGTCGGTTTCTTTTGTTCCAATATATGTCTGTACATATCAGCATATATTATCTTCATTCTGCCTAATATGTTTGATTGAATATAAGCCTTAGCAGTTTTGATATATTGATTTCTGTCTTTCCATTGTATTAGTTTAAAGTCTTCATGTGTAGGGAAAACAAAACCAGCCTTCGTGTTAAATGCACCTGATATACCTACAATCATAAACCTACCTGTGTTGTTTGTTTGTGCATTTCAAGCCATTCATCTGCATAATCTTGATCTTCGTAGTCTTTGTACCAAGGTCCACCTAATGTAAAGTGTACGTTCTTAGCATACTCATAATATTCATATTCACCTACCAACCAGTTCCACTCTAGTGGTAAATCGCCTATCATGTGTTCTCTTTCTAACCATTTGAATTGATGTAGTTCTAAACCACTAGCCTTGTTGACATATTCAGGTGTTAGTGCTGTGCATTGTGAATTGTGAAATAACATTACACTAGACCAGTTCTTTTTAGGGAAGGCCTGGTTTTTTGCACCTCTAAATTTTACATCTTGTTTTGGTACATAATCATGTTTACAACACATAACAGAATATTTAAAACTAGCATGATTATATAAATTGTATATATCGTCTCTAACAAACATATCACAATCCATATAGATTGACCAACCTTTATAGTTTGATAAGTATGGTACTAAAAATCTGGAAAATGCAAAGTCTGTAGATTGATTAGTTTCTTTTGGTCTTTTAAATTCTGGTAAGTTATTTAATGCTAATGGTGTTATTGCAACAGGACCACTTGCGTGTGATCTTATACTCTCAGCAAGTACATGATAAGCCGCTGGTTCACCATAATCATAACCTATAAAAACATTTATCATAGTTGTAAATTTTCTTTACTTCTACCTTTTATTTTTCTGTCACCTTTTGTATGATCCATTACAGTACCTAATATTGATCTTGCTTGTACATGACCTAATCTACCATCACCAATGTTATAGTTTTCAATATTGTATTCTCTTTCCATTCTATTTCTTACTATATCAAATATAAATGAATCATGTTGTTGGTCTTCTTTAAATAATAAATCTTCATCATACATCTTTCTCATTTCAGAAGCAAATTGTTTTATAAAAGCATGTCTCATATTAAAGTATAGAAAACCACACTCTGTATATGTTGGTCTATGTAAATGAGTTATCATCTTGTCTTCTCTATGTAAATATTTTTTAACCCATTTCTCGTCTATCTTTTTATGAAATACGGTGTCGGCGTCTATGAACATGAGACCATCGTAATCTTTTGTTTCTAATATTGATTGTGTGTATGCATAAACTTTGTATGCAAATCGGCAGGCGTCATATAAAAAGCCTCTTGGTATGTCTACATGGTTTCTGGTAATAAACTCTTTGAGTTCAGGTATTCTATCAAACATATCATCGTCTTCATTGTATATCTCCAATTCAAATGGCCAATTATATGTCTTTTGAAATCTATGTGCGTATTTTTTAAATAGATTATTGTTCCATGTACTAACGACTTTGATTTTCATATCCAACCTTTTGTATAAAATAACTATCAACTATATCAGATAATGGATTACCAACTTTATCAGTATCTAATATTTTTTTTAAATCAATCTTCGTTTCTTTTAGAAAGGCCTCGTACATCATGTCTTTGTCTGCGTTACCCTTTCCCGTTGCGCCTTTCTTAACAACGCTCGGTACAACGATATTGTAATTAATATTTTTTTGAAGAAACCTAAATTTGAGTATCCCACAATTCTCAGCAATTTGAAAAAGACCTTGACCTTTAGAACCAAACGAGTAGCCCTCAATATAGATGTCATAAACAGGTTGTTCAAAGAGTGGATTTGTATAGAGTATATCCATAACAAAGTCGCTGATGTTTTTAAATCGTTCAATCGGGTCTGTCCATTCTTTGTGTTCATAACCAATAATGTTCTCACTTTGTTTACCAACCCATTTCTTTTTAGTTGTTAAATAATAAAACTTCAAAGTACCATCATTAATACAGATGGCTGGGCTTGTTAAACTGTAATCAATGCCAACTTTCGTGATCGGCTTCGTCTGGTATTTCTGACTCATAGTCTTCTCCTTCAACTTCATATCCACAGAAAGGACAAGTAAGAGGATCTAAATCACTTTTATCCTCGTCCCATTCTATAGTATATTTAGTCTGACAATTAGAGCAGTACTTTTGAGCTTTATCCATTACAGTTTGAATTTTTTAAATGAACCTTTTTTAACGTCTTGTTTTATACCACCAACTACATAAGATTCTATTTCAGTTTCTTGTGGAGCATTTTGAGCTGATCTACTGTTTAACCAGTGTTCTACCCATGGTAGTGGATTTGATTTTTGATCATAAGCAGGTGCTAACCCGATGGCTTTCATACGTCTATTCGCCATGTATTCTACAAATTGGTGTAATAGTTTTTCTGATAGACCTATCATACTACCTTTTGAAAACAAATATGTTGCCCAACGTTTCTCATCGTTAACGGCGTCATCATACATTTTGTAAACTTCTTTTTCACAATCTTTAATAACTTTTAACATTTCTTTATCGTTCTCGTAATCTCTCCAGTTATTAATAATTCTTTGTGACATCGCCAAGTGTTGGCTTTCGTCTCTTGCTATGAAAGATATAATCTTAGCAGAGCCTTCTAACTTTTTCAATTCACCAAAAGCAAATGAACATGCAAAAGAAACATAAAATCTTAAACCCTCTAGTATGTTTACAGATACCATAGCAAGGTATAATTTTTTCTTTAGTTCGTACATATCAACTTTGTTTGGTGTTAAGTGCCATTTGTGACCCATTTCAATTAAATCATCATAAGTTTTTGTGACATGAGCTGCTCGTTCTTCTATCTTCTTGTCCTCTAAAATCATATCAAATACATCTGCTGGGTCTGAATATAAGTTTTTGATGATGTAAGTATATGATCGGCTGTGTATTGTTTCCATAAAATCCCATGCAACAATAGCGCCTTCTAATTCTGGTAATGATACTAATGGTAAAAATGATAGTAAAGGTCCTCTGCCTTGTACACTATCTAACATTGTTTGATATTTTAAATTAGACGTAAAGATAAACTTTTGGCCTTCAGACAGTTCTAGATAATCGTTTCTATCTTTCTGTAAAGATATTTCTTCAGGTCTCCAAAAGAAACCTAATTGTTGCTGTGTCAGTTTATCAAAGATCGGATATTTCATATCGTCATATCTTTGTACTGACAAATCTGGTCCTAAAAACATTTGTTGTTTAGTAGGATCTATACCTTTGGTTTTGTTAAATACTGTTTTGCTCATTTTCGTTATTTATCTTTTTATATTGTGCAACTATCACAATTCTCCTGATCTTCTAAAGGTTCTTCAGGTGTGATAGGTGTATCATAATCTATAGAGTGTTTAGGCTCTTCAATGTCTTCTTTACCATCGTAAGTATTTTGATAATAAGATGTCTTCCAACCTAATCTATAAGTTGTTAACAAGTCTTGTGCCATTACTGACACAGGTACCTGGTTGTCTTCATAATTTCCTGGATTATATGACCAATTACCACTAATTGCTTGATCAAAATACTTTTGCATTACTGCAACTATATTTATATATCCCTCATTTGAAGGCATATCCCATAATAAAGTATAATAATTTTTAAGTTTATTATATTCAGGTACTATTTGTTTTAATGTGCCTTTCTTACTTTTCTTAACTGATAGGTGGTCTCTAGGTGGCTCAATGCCGTTTGTAGCATTTGATACCACACTAGAGGACTCGGAAGGCATTTGGGCTGATAGAGTACTATGTCGTAGCCCAAATTCTTTAATATCTTTTCTTAAATCTTCCCATTTCATAGATAACTTACGATTAACTAATTCGTCAACTTCTTTTTTGTAAGTATCTATTGGTAATATTCCGTCTGCGTATTTTGTTCTATGAAATAAATCACACTGACCTTTTTCTTTTGCAAGTTCATTACTTGCTCTTAATAGATAGTATTGAAAGGCCTCTGTTAATTTATCTACTTCTTTCCATGCCTGTTTGTGATCATATTTAAAACCTGCTTTTGCTAGATAGTGTGCAAGGCCAATATAACCTATACCTAAACTACGTCTTGCTTTTGTAGATAGTTCAGCCGCCTTAACTGGATAATGTTGATGATCTATGATTTCTTCTAAAGCTCTTACTGTTAAATCGCATAGTTCTTCCAGTTCATCCAGATAATTAATTTTACCTACGTTGATTGCTGATAGAATACACAATGCAATCTCACCTGGACCGTCTATATGTTGTATAGGAGTGGTAGGGAGAGTGATCTCTTGACATAGATTACTCATAAGTACCGTGTCTTTAAAACTAGAGTGTGTATTACAGTGGTCAATATTCATTATGTAAATACGACCTGTTTCTGCTCTTTCTTTTAGTATATCAAAAAATAGTTCTTGTGCGTCTACTTTCTTTTTCTTAATACTTGTTTTTCTTTCTGCTCGTAAATAAAGTTCATCAAATTCAGGCGTGCCCCAAGCCTCGTAGAGTTCAGGTACTTCGTGCGGAGAAAATAAAGTAATTTCTTCTTCATTAATAAACCTTTCATAAAATAATTTAGATAACTGTATAGAGTAATCTAATTTTCTAACTCTGTTATCTTCGGTGCCTTTGTTATTCTTTAAAACAATAATGTCTTCTATTTCTTGGTGCCAAATAGGGAAGTGTACAGTTGCTGAGCCTCCTCTAACACCGTTTTGAGTGCAACACTTAACAGTTGACTCAAACTTTTTGAGAAAAGGTATAACACCTGTATGTTGGACTTCTCCTCCTCGGATTCTGCTATTAATTCCTCTAATTCTACCTGCGTTGATACCGATACCTGCTCTCTGTGCCACATAATTTCCAATAGCCATGTCACTAGAGAAGATACTAGGTAA